AACTTTTTGCCCTAATCTATTAGAATTAATGCTAGGTATTTGAGTACCTTCTTTTATAACCACATAGGGTTCTTCACATAATCCCTTATGCTTTCCTGGTGGATATGGATTCAGATTATTCTCTTTTAATTTAGTATATATCTCTTGCCACATTTACCTCACCAACCTTTGATATCCTTGTAGTATCTCGATACTAACTTGATGGATAGTCGGAATTAAAATAGCATGTTTCTTAGCCATAGCAAGTTCCAGATATACAAAATAATCAACATTGCCACTTAAAGTAATAATGGCTTGATCTCCTTTCCAACCAAAATCACCTTGAATAGAGTTACGTGCATTACTTGTCCTATCTTCCCATGGTGCTTTTTCCTTAGCATGTCCCTCCATTTTTCTAGCTGCTGTATCAGCATATACTCCTATAGCTGCTTTTATCTGCTTCTCCACTGCCTTAAAATTCATATTATTAGCGACTTTCATTTGATTACTTCCACCTCTATTTGCTTGCATATGTCCATGAAAGGTTCAACAAATACAACTCTATACTCTACACCATTAGCAGTAAATTTATCTCCTTTTACAATATCTGCATTGCCTTTTGCTAGTATCTTAGTTACTGTAACTCCTATATAAGTAGTACCATAGTCAGTTACTACTTCTCGTCTAGCTTTTCTATCATAAAAAGTAACTACTTCTTTTTTATCTACATCTTTGGTTATTTCTCCACCAAAACCATCATCTATTTTTTCTCTTCTTTTATATTTAATCTCTATAGGGTTAGAGTCAATAAGTTTCTCTATATATTTCTTATAATATCTATCTCCCATCAACTCTAACCACCACCCCTGTATGATTTTTTCTAAATCTACTTGATAACATTAAAAAATGATTTCGTGGACTAGGTATAATTATATCCCCTAACCCTATTTCCTCTATTCCTGCTTTAACTAGACATAGTTCTTTAGCAATAGATTTTAATGTGATGCCATGTTCGGTATCTATCTCATCTATTCTACTTTGTAAATATTCATCATTAAAATAAGGATAATTTTCTTCGTCTATCATCACTTTTAGTTTTTCTAAATCATCCATGCTTAATCACCTGCCAAAGCAGCAATTAATTCTTCTTTCTTCATCTTTGAATGTACTTCAATACCTTTTTCTTTTGCTAGATCTCTTAATTGTTCTACTTTTAATTTTTCTAAAGATTTAATAACATTTTCTTTAATTGCTTGCTCATGTGCTTCTTCAATATCTTTAATAAACTTTAATTCTATAAATCCCTGTGATCTATAGATAACTTCATAGGCTCTTTTTGTAATGTTAATAACTCTTTTTCCATCTGTGTATTGGTTATACATCTAATCCCTCCTTAGGACAAAGGTAAAGGAACTATCCCTCTACCTTTGGTGTTAGTGCTGCAAATGCTTCATCTTTAATAGGCAAGAACCCAATTCTCATAGTAGCTTTAATTGCTATCATGTCGTTTTCTGCTAATGATAGTGGTTTACCATCTGCCATAGTTACGGATTGTAGTGTAGCTTCTGTTAGTATTTCATATTCAATGCCTGCTCTAATTCCCACTAGAGAGTAATTCCAGTTAGCAGCAATAGTTTCAGCCTTAGTTTTATCCCATGCTCCATTTCTAACGAATTCTATAGGGTTATTATAAAACTCATTTTGATTAGTTCCTTGTGCAAATAAAGGTGCACCATTACCATCCCTTAACTTTCTAAGGGAATTTTTCATTCCATAATGTGCAGCAAATCCATTTACATCTTGTCCAGCATCTTCAATTAATGCCATCACATCTGATATATCTAAATCTAGTTTATCTTCTCCATTTGTTCCTATTGCTACTACATTGCCTGCATCAGTTGCTACGCCGAATATATTTTTCGCGAATGGAGAATTAGTTCCAAACAAACAAGCTGCATCTATTGCAGTATAAAAAGCTTCTGCTATCGCAGGTCTCATTTCGCCAAATACATTTATAGTAGTATCATTCAATTTTTCCTTAGTAGTAGGGATTATAACTGCTAATTTCTTAGCATGCATCTCTGGAAATATCCAGGTTGCTACTGATGTCTTAATCCTTTCAGTTTCTCCTACCCAATATGCTCCTGGTCCATCTGTCATGACTGGGAACTTCTTAGTATCTGATTTCATAGGGCCTACTTTAGACAATCTAAGTATAGATGAACCCCTAGCTACATCTTTCATTATCTCTTTAGCCTGTTCCACTGGTACAAATCCAGTTAAATTGTCTTTCAAATACTTATCATCTGCCGCATGAAGTTGTAAATTCATTTTAAAATTATTTAATCCTCTATTCATTTAATTTACCTCCTGATATTACTCTCTTTTTGCTTGAACTTCTCTAATAGCGCTTATAAAATCATCTGTTGATGCTTTGCTGTCACTATTGCCTTTTTGTTTTTCTCCACCACCCAAGCTACCGCCAGTTCCAGTAGGATCTGTTTCACCGAATAGGTACTCGTCCGATTCTTTTAATGTAGTAATAGCTATTTCTAAATCCTTGTCGATATTCTTGCTGTCTTTTAAGCTTTCAATATCAAGTAATGCCTTTGCAGCCTTAACATTCTTTGCTCCAGCTTTAGTAAGTGCATTCTCTAATGAATGTTCGAATTTTAATGTTTCTATTTCTTTTTCAGCATCTTTTATGGCCTTATCGTATTTCTCCTTATAGTCATCTGCCGCTTTCTTGATTCCTTCTACATCCATTTCTTTAAAATCTTCTATCTGCTTATTAGCCTTTTTTAATTGCCCTTGTAAGGTTTCTAGTTCTTTTGTTTTAGTTTCTAATTCTGTTTCTTTTGTTACTAAATCTCCTTTAGCCTTTTCAATATCCTTTCCATTAATCTTAAATACTTCTGCTATCTGTTCTTCATTTAATTCTAATGCTAACAATTCTTCCTTAGTCATTCTCATACTCTCCTTTCACTCTAGGCTTTTTAAGTCGTTGCCTTGACTTGAGTTTCTCATTATAGGTTGAGTAACCAATTAAACAGTTTAATGTCTTATTTAGGACATAATAAAAGCACCTACTTATGTAAGTGCATATTTCTATTTGCGATATACTTTAATGTAAAAAAGATAACCACTATAGGTATGGTTATAAATATAGTCCAAATCCATCCTATCTTGGTTAAAGTTTCAGACACATTAATCACCCTCTACGATTTTTCTTAACTTTTCCATATCTGCAGATAATTCTTTCTTTAATTTTTCATATTGCTTGTAAAGGTTCATAGCTTTTTTAGGATTAATCCCTTTGAATTCTCCTATTTTTCCTTTTATATTCCTCATCTTAATTTGCTTTTTCTTAATTAGAACATTTGTATAATAGCTAGTATATTCCTTATTACAATGGGGACAAACGAAATAAACTTTTTCTATATTATCATTTAATTCTTCTGTTTTGATATTGACTGTAAAATCTTTTTTACATTCATCGCAAAGTACCATACTCATCCCTCCTTTATATCTTTTTATAAGCAAAGTAATCTCCATATTCATTATACCACTCATCTAATCTAGAGTTGTTACTCCCATCTATCCAATCCCTTAACTCATCCGCAACCTCAATTAAAGATCTAGATATGTAAGGTATCATGGTACATAATCCATTGGCATGATCTAGTGGTACATCATTTTTAGGAAATATTCCAGGGCCTAGTCCATATTTATCCTCCGTAGCTCTCTCTATACATAATTCACATGTTCTTCCATGTACCATAGCACTATGCCATTTGATCCCTTCCACAAACGGATTCATATTACTACTTTGAATACTGCTATTTTGGTAAGCATGGTTAATTGATGTTCTTGCTAACCTCATAGCATTATAATCTACTTTTTTATTTTTTAGACTGGGATAGCATAATCCCCAATCCGTACCTCTTTTAGCTGGTTCTCTTACAAACTTTTCTAGATCATTCGCTAACTCACTAGCTGATTTCTTTTCTATTATAGCTTGATTAACAGTATATTGAATATCTTTTTCAAAATCTTCTCCATAGCTCCATATTCTAATTGACAATGTTTTGTTATCTTTATAAAGATTGCCTGAAATAATATCTTTTACCACTTTATCCTGGACCTGACTAAACATTTCAGTAAAATGTTCTCCTGGATCTATATTTGCCATTCTAAATATTTCTTTAAATATTAGTTGCTCCGTTTCTGTTCCTATCTTAGCACCCTGTTTTATTGATTCCCTAATTTGTTTATTTATTTCTCTTCTCAAATCCTTTTTAACTGCTTTCAATTGATTTATATAGTCTAGAGTCCATCTTTGCGTTAGACTCTTATCTCCTGATTCAGCAGCTTTATGCGATAACTCTTTTATAACATCATTATATAGCTTTAATATTTGTTTTTGTTGCTCTAGTGTTACCCTTGATACTTTATTTCTAGTTGCCATAGCTATTTTTACATACTCATTCATAGTATCCCTACTCCAGATCTTCTATCAAAGCCTTGGTGAAATTATCCTCTGCAAATAATTGTTTCTCTTTTAATATTTCCTCTATTTCGCTATCTACATCCTCTACATTAGACCATTTGTCTATATATGTCTTTCTACTTCTCAATTCTGCAAGTACTTCTTCCATATTTATTCTCTTCTGGTCGATTTCATCCTCGGAAATAGGATACACTCTTTCTATTTCAAGTGTTGTTTCATATTTAGAAATTTCTCTAGCTCCATATAGATTATA